CAATAGAGATACTCTAGAAAAGTATTGGCCTCTTGTGTGGATATGATGTTTTACTTCCCCCAACTGTCATATCTATAGGAGAAATTATTATGGCATTTACAAAGGCATCAGGTTACACCAACCTGAATAACGGAAACTTCTCATCTGAGATCTTTTCAAAACAAGCACAGTTAGCATTTAGAAAATCTGCTGTTATTTCTGCAATCACAAACTCTGACTATTTTGGTGAGATTTCTGGGCAAGGCGACTCAGTGCGCATTCTAAAAGAGCCAGACATCACTGTTAATTCTTTAGCTCGTGGTACTGCAGTTTCAACACAAGATTTAGTTGACGCTGACTTCAAACTAACTATCGACAAAGCAAACTACTTTGCATTCAAATTGGATGATATTGAAGAAGCTCATTCACACGTAGACTTCATGCGTCTATCTACAGACCGTGCAGCATACAAAATGGCTGACTCAATGGACAATGACGTTCTTAAGTATTTAGCTGGTTTCACAACTGCAAACGCTGTAAACACAACAGTAAACGGTACTAAAGCAGACGCTGCTGCAGGATCAGACGAACTATTAGCTGCAAATAAGTTGAAAAAGGGTGACTTCGGTAACATCACAACTACATCTGCAGGTGATCACTCGATCCCATTAGCTCCACGCTTAACAGGTGCAACTGCTATGTCTACATCAACTGCAACACCATTACAAGTACTAGCACGTATGTCTCGTACAATGGATGTAGCAAATGTTGATACTAGAGGTAGATGGATAGTACTTGACCCAGTGTTCATCGAGATGCTAAAAGACGAAGATTCTCGCCTATTAAATGCAGACTTCGGTGGTGCAGGACTACAAAATGGTTTATTGGCTGCAAACATTCACGGCTTCCGTGTTTATCAGTCAAACAACTTACCAGCAGTAGGTACAGGCGCAGGAACATCTGGTGCAGCTAACCAAAACGTTAACTATGGTGTTATCGTAGCTGGACACGACTCAGCAGTAGCGACTGCAGAACAGTTATCAAAAGTGGAAACATACCGTGACCCAGATAGCTTTGCAGACATCTGCCGTGGGATGCACTTATATGGTCGCAAGATCTTACGCCCAGAAGCGATTGTAACAGCTAAGTTCAACGCTGCTTAATATAACAATTAACTTAGGGGCTGGCTTTTATGCTGGCCCTTTTGTGCATTTTACAAACAAAGGACATAACCAATGGCTATTACAACGGCGATGTGCAACAGCTTCAAGCAAGAGTTACTTGGTGGTGTTCACGATCTAGATACAGACACAATTAAAATAGCATTAATTAAGAACTCACAGTCGGGTACTTACAATGCATCTACAGCTAATTATAGTGCAGTAACAGGTAACTCAGATGAGGCTACTGGTACTAACTACGTTACAGGTGGTAACACACTAGGTAGTGCAACTATTGCTCTATCAGGTTCAACTGCTACTGTTGACTTCGCAGACACTACATGGGCATCAGCTACCGTTTCTGCAGACGGTTGTATCATCTATAACTCTTCACAATCTAACAAGGCTATAGCAGTGATCAGTTTTGGTGGTACTAAGACATCTACAAATGGTGACTTTGTGGTACAGTTCCCAACAGCAGACGCATCTAACGCAATCATTCGTATCGCTTAAGGAGCAGTATTATGGCTCTCGTTGTCAAGGATAGAGTAAAAGAAACCGCTACAACTACTGGCACTGGTGCTGTTACGTTGGGTGGCGCTGTTACAGGCTTTGAGTCTTTTAGCTCTGCCCTTGCCAACAGCGACACTACATATTACGCTATTTCTCACCGTAACGCAGACGAGTGGGAAGTAGGCTTAGGTACATACAATTCAGGTGTACTTACAAGAACAACCATACTAGAGAGTAGCAACAGCGATAGTGCTGTTAGCTTTACTGCAGGTACTAAGGATGTGTTTATTACACTCCCTGCAGACAAGGCTGTTTACTTAGACGCTAATGATGCACTAAGTACAGGCAATATAGTTACAACAGGCTACATCAGAGGTCCTGCATCATTTACGATAGACCCTGCTGCACATGGTGATGCTACTGGTACACTTATAGTTGCAGGTAACTTACAGGTTGACGGTACTACTACTACAGTAAACTCTTCTAATCTATCTGTAGCAGATCTAAACATTACAGTAGCTGAGGGTGCAGCTAATGCAGGTGCAGCCAATGGCGCTGGGCTTACAGTAGACGGTGCTAACGCTACATTTACGTATGACTCATCTAATGACAGATGGGCTATGAATAAGTCTCTAGCGACTAACCTTGTAGGCAACGTCACTGGAACAGTTTCTACACTAAGCAATCATGACACTGGAGACTTAGCTGAGGGTACTAACCTGTACTACACTCAAGCCAGGTTTAACTCTGCATTTACAGCTAAGAGTAGTAGTGACTTATCTGAGGGTACTAATTTGTACTACACAGATGCTAGGTTCAATACAGCTTTCTCTGCTAAGAACACTGGTAACTTATCAGAAGGTAGCAACCTCTATTACACTCAGGCTAGGTTTAACTCTGCATTTACAGCTAAGAGTAGTAGTGACTTATCAGAAGGTAGCAATCTTTACTATACAAGCGCTCGTGCTAATGCTGACTTTGATACACGCTTAGCTACCAAGACTACTGCTAATCTAGCAGAGGGTAGTAACCTCTATTATACACAAGCAAGATTTAACTCAGCATTTACCGCTAAGTCCAGTTCAGACTTGTCAGAGGGTACTAACTTATACTATACTACAGCAAGAGCAAACTCAGCTATAGATGCAAGAGTAACACAATCTTTTGTAAATGCTTTAAATGTAGACGCAGAAACTTTAGATGGAGATAACAAAGCTACCTTATTAGCCACTGCAGAATCAAATGCATTGGCGCTAAGCATAGCGTTAGGGTGATATAAACAATGGCAAATACATTTAAGAACTACACAAGCGCTTCAGTAGGTACAGGTGCAACAACTACATATACAGTACCAAGTGCAACTACATCAGTGATGATCGGTTGTAATTTAGCTAACAGAACAGCATCACAGATCAAAGTAGATGTACAAGCGGCAGGTGTTTACATCGTCAAAGGTGTACCACTACCAGCAGGTGCGGCTCTCTCAGTCTTAGACGGTAAGATCATCCTGGAGACTACTGACACTGTAATCGTAACAAGTGACACAGCATCAAGTTGTGACATAATTGTGAGCGTACTGGAGCAAACCTAATGAGTAAGCAAACAGACTTAATTAACATACCCGATGCTATAACAGTTGATGGCTCTAATGTTGGTATTGGCAACACGGCTCCCGAAGATTACTTTGCAGGAGCAGCCAACTTAGTAATTGGCAGTAATAATGGAACCGATAACGGTATCACAATCGTTGCGCCGACAAACAAACTAGGGCGCATACATTTTGCTGATGGAACTACAGGGGCAGCTGAATACGCTGGCTTTATTGCATATGATCACGGAACTGATGAATTCAAGTTTGGCGCAGGTGCCGACGGCGGCACAGACCTTACCATTAAAAACGGCATAGTTTATTCTCATCAATATAATAGAGGAACAGTTGCTTCTAGTACACCAATGGGAACTGTTATATTTCATGATAATGTAATGAGTGGAGCAAATCATAGTGTTAGTAATACACTAACTACTTGGTCTACCGTTGTTTCTAAAACGGTTACACCTCAATCTGCTAATTCATATTTTTGGGTTGAGTTTTATCATAATGAGCATATTAATTATGGTACTCCTAACTTTGGAGGTGGACTGAGGCTTACAGGCCATACTGGTGGAGTTACTACTGAAATAGCACGAGGTGGTGAAATGCTATATCTTGTAGGGACAGTTCAGAATGGTCATTACGTTTACAATGGTAATGCTAAAGTTTGGGGTGGGTTTTATAACCCAACAACTGCTTCTAACATTGTCTTTTCAACTCAAGCAACAGGTACAAACAGTCAGAATGGTAATAATTATTATTATCACTGGCAGAGTAGCTATATTGCAAACCAGCCTGGACCAAGGTTACGCATCGTTGAGTTCACATAGGAGAAATTATGTCCATTATTGATATTAGAATAGATGCAATAAATTCACTAGCGCCTAATGCAAAATATATGACATCAGGTGATGAAATTACTTGGTTAGATGATGATATACCACAACCTACTGAAGAAGCTATTGCAGCTGAAATTATAAGACTACAAACTTTATATGATAATAAAGATTGGGAACGCAATAGAGTAGCGGCATATAGCTTATTGAATCAGGACGAAATGAGATTTGATGATCAAGTTAATGGAACAACAACTTGGGTTGATGCAATTAATGCTATTAAAACAGCACATCCTAAACCAGAATAGGAGACTAATCAATGGCAGGTTACATAGGGTCAAAGGCATCTGTCGTAAGCAGTGGTGCTGAACGTAAGAAGACTTTTACTATCACTGGTGCAACAACAAGCCTTACTGGTCTGAACTACACAGTAGGTAAGGTTCACGTATTCCAGAATGGTGTACGCTTAGTAGACGGCACAGACTATACAGCTACGAATGGTACTACAATTACTCTTACTGTAGCCGCACAGAGTGGTGACAATGTAGTTGTTATATCACAGGCAGCGTTTCAAGTAGCTGATGCGTTACTTACATCTGGTGGTACAATGACAGGCGACTTAACTGTTCAAGGTGCGTTCACCTCTGTAGGCATTGACGATAACGCAGACGCAGTGGCACTCACGATTGATGGTAGTGAGAATGTGTTAATTGGTCAAACTACAGCTAGTAGTGGTACAGTAGGAACAAGCCTTCGCCCAGATGGTCGTAACTTTTATTGTGCTGATGGTAATTATTCTGCACACTTTAATCGTAACTCAAGTGACGGAGCCATTGCTCATTTTGCTAAAGACGACACAATTGTAGGTAGTATTGGGTGTTATGCTGGTTCTTTTGGTGTTGGACAAGGAGACACAGGTATAGGTTTTTTTGCTAATGACAACATAGTTTTTCCTTCGACAGCATCTGCATTAGCAAGAGATAATGCTGTTGACCTTGGTTATACAGCAGGGCGCTTCAAAGACCTCTACCTCTCAGGCGGTGTATACCTCGGCGGTACTGCGGCGGCTAATAAGTTGGAAGATTATGAAGAGGGAACCTGGACTCCAGTATATGTAGGGTCATCGTCAGCAGGTAGTTATACTTATGTAGAGAACCAAGGTCATTATGTGAGAATAGGCAATCAAGTAACTTGTTGGTTTAATCTTACTAATATTACTACTAGTTCAACAGGGTCAGGTGTTTCCCAAATAAATGGTTTACCTTTTGCGGCAAACTTTATGGCAGGGTTTAATTCGGAATGTGTGGGTAATGTAACTTGCCATGGTTGGACTGGAATAGATGGAGACCAATGTTGGCCTTTAGTTACAGATGGTCAATCATATGTCAGGGTTTACAAAATGACTGGGACAAATAACGACCCCTCTCCTGTTGAACCTAGTCATAAAGTAAA